TTAAGTTCTTCTTCAATGCGATCCGTGTTCCCAGCAAACATGATCCCCTCACGAGTTGACCAAATGCCACCACTTACAGCAGAAACAGCAGTATTTACCTTGTCGTTCAAATCATCAATCATATACGGAACCAAATCCGTTTCGATGTCGATAGTTTGGGATGCCTTGCTAAACTCGGTTGGATTGATAGAGCCTAAAGCGGAAACAATGAAATTTACTCTCCGTTGTAGGAACTCTCCGATAACTTCACCATGATTTTCTACCGCCATGTGTGCCCCCATGAACATAAAGCGGAAAGCAGTACCAGAAGCCTTACCTACACCTTTCAGCGTTTCAAAAGAAATACGTGGAGTATTGGACATATCATAAGCCATGTTAGTAAGCGTTTCTGCTTCAAATTTTACAGTATCTGGCACCTGATTCCACGTCAGATATTGGGCATCCGCACCTTCACCTGTAAGTTTGACCATTCTATCTTTAACCTTACCCATGAAACCCTCTACATCACCAATTAGCTTCAACAGTGGGAAGAAATGATAGTCTATGCAGTCGGCATAATTGGATAAAAGTTTCTCCAAGCGTATACGGAAGGTTTTTATCTTCTTGCAATAAGGTTCAGGTCGGTAGACATAGAGAACCGGCAGTTTGGGGAATCCGTGAACGAAAGAAATTCTTTCTTCATACCCTTTAGATAAATCCCATTGATAGACTGCTTTATCCGTGATAGTCATAAAGCAGGTAACTTCCGAATCATCCATGAGCTTTTTCTTGTACTCACGGGAGAAAGCAATCATCTTGCCTTCATCGTTGAAAAACGGATAAAGTTTATCCCCTCGGAATGGAGACCATAACACGCTTTTCAGTTTCTTGGTGGGCTTGACCTTGCCACCGAACGTAGTCTTAACTTTCTTCCAAAACTTTGCCCAAAACGAATCATCATCGGTAACATACCAATATTCTGCCGCTTCCTGTTCGGAGAGCCAGGCACGGACAATCTTCTTGTTCTGGTATTTGATTTTATTGGATTTGAATACAGCTTTGACCGCATCCAACAGCTTCTTTTCGTCATCATCTGTTGGAGTGCAATCCATAGACGGTTCTGTGCCGACCGTGAAAGCGGTTTGAATGTTCACTATATCCTGCTCCAAAGGAATGGAGATACGGTTCACCGGTTCGGTTTTGTACTGTGCTTCAATCTCATAAGTCTTGCCGGTCTTTTCATCGAAATCTTTTTCCGCTTCCTTTTCAAGCACTTTTCTGTCTGGGTACTTCTCTTTATCAACCATGATTTCATGGCGTTCTGGATTCCAGTCGTCCCAAAGCTTGCAACGGTCAGGAAGTTCGGTTTTTCTACCTTTCTTTAAGTAGCTTATTTTCTGCCCGATGTCAGGCAATGCTAATATTTCTTCAAGCGTTAATGGCATAATCTATATTTTTAGTGTGTGAATATTCCAGTTAAATCTTTCGGCTTCTGAATCTTGCCAAGAAGCTCACCCAATACATAATAACGTGCAGCGTCTATACCGTGATTGTCATGGTCTTCCGGCTCATTGATGTAATTTCCATCCTTGTCCTTCGCCCAAACATATTTTCGGAACTCACTTTGCAAGTTATAAGAGCGTTTGGTTATGTATATTTCATACTCCTTCATCTTATCTATACCCGCTACAACAGAACCGGGGTATTTACTTACAGCATATATCCTCACACCTCCGTTATGAATCTCTTGAATGGTTCTTGGGTCCGCACTATCAGCTATAGTTTTTAATCCCCAAGGACGTATAGATTTAACAATGTCGGATGACAGCAGTCCTGTTCGATAGTCTACTTCATCAAGATATAGGCGATTATCAATAACTCCACACCGGATTGCTGCCGTTGGATCATTGGTGAAACCAAAGTCAAGACCTAAACCGATTTTTTTGCATTCCTGCGGGAATTCGTCAATAATACCCCACTTCTTGAATACAGCACCCTCTGCCACGTCAGCCCAACGACCGATAACCACATGAGCATACTTCTCAGGATTGCTCTCTTTCATTTCCTGCACTTCCCGAAGGAACTCAGGAGAAAGGTTCTCTAAGTTGTCAAAGTAGGTAGTGTGAATATGAAGTACATTCGGATGGGTAGAAACCTGAACTTGCACACCGTCAATCTCAACAAGCTTGTGAGTATTCTCGATGTACTTTTTATAGATGAAGTGATTAGAATCGCAGGGGTTCATTATAATGATAATCCGGTTCTGGATACCCTTCTTGCGGATAGAGAGCATTATTTTATCGAACTCTTCTTCATTCGTCCATTCTTCCGCTTCATCGCAGACGAAAGTAGTAATTCCCTGAATAGATTTTAGTTTTGCCGTCTGATTACCGGAAGAAGTCTTGATGCCTCGGAACATTATACGACTATTAGTCATCTTATTGACAATATCCGTCTTGGTAGTCTTGAAATACTTAGTTGTTCCGTCTAGCTCTATCTTCTCCATCATTTCGGGAATGATAGACATACCAGCGGAAACCATCGTGTAGCGGGTGTAGAGAACCTGATGCACTATCTTTTCGGCTTCCGTCATTTCAAAGGTCAGACGTTCAATGAAGGTGGAAGCATTGAAGGATTTGCCGGAGCCACGACCGCCGGTGATAAGAATAATGAATTTATCCGTATCAGTGTATAATGGATGGTAAATTTCTTGAGGTACTATCATTTCAGCTTGTCTTTAATCCAGGAATCAATACTAATACCGTGGTTTATGTTGGTAGGAATATCAGCATCTTCATCCTGTTTACGTTCAATCCTCCTCCAGTCTTCATCGTAATGGTACAACCAGGTCATTTGAGCACTCAAATTGGGAGCCAATTCACCTTCTACAGTTTGAACTTCTTCCTCACCTGTCAGATTTCCGTCCCTATCCCGCAGCTTTCGAATAGTAGTGTTCTTTGTTTTGATACCACCAAGGGCCATAGCAAGGAACTTTGCCCGGACAAGAGAGTTTATTGCACAACGCGCGCGTGAGAGGGTTTGACTTAATTGACTGAACTCTCTTTTCTTCCTACAAAAAGTTTCTGGTTCAATTCCAATGGCATGAGCTATTTCTCCGTCAGTGAATCCCTTTTTGGCATACGACTCTACGAGAGAAAGGAATTCCTCGCTTGTGTAATCAAACTTAGGCTTTCTTCCTCCTTTACCTTTTTTGTTTTGAGATTCACTTTTTGTCATAATCTTATCCGTTAGCTAAACCTCGGCTAGCAGTTGTGTAACCCCTTCTATCTCTGAAATTGGAGAAAGGAAGCAGTGAAGAGTCTACTCTTAAACTTCTTGCCAGATTTTGGGTTACATTATATCCTGCACGAGAGATTCGTTGGTTATTTGATATGTTTCTTGCAATATTACCACTTGCTGCATAGGTTTTTCTCAACCTTTTTGTTGTTGAAAGAATTTCGCTGTAACTTCTTTGTCTTTTTCTGACTCTGCTTTCCTCCTATAATTAATCTATTCTCTCTACTTGTTCATCGAATACCTCTCCCTTGATAAATTTCATATCTGGATCATAACCGAACCTTTCACAGAAAGCCGCTTTAGCTTTATAGGAATCAAAGGATAACATTACATAAGCATCCATATTCTCGGCTTGCTTCTGTGCATTCTCCTTGACCTGTTGCTTGACTTCTTTCATGTGGGCTACTTTTTCGGCACGTTCCAACTGTTTGGCGGCTTTATCGGCTTCTTTCTGTTCGGTGACAGGTGACATCATATCAGACAAAGCATCAGCAATGGAGCTTTCTTCTTCAGTCTGCAACAGATAATCAACACCAATCATGTTTAGGTCAGCATCAGTCAGACCTGCGTCTTTCCAATCAATATCAGGAACAATCTGCGCAAGAGCGTCGAAATCCCAAGTACCTTGCGCATTGGGGTTATTCATTAAAATGTTCAACTCCTTTTCCTGTTTTTCGTCTACGTCAATGACATCGACACGAATACGATAGTCGTTATCGGGGAACTTCTGCAATTCATCCATGACAGACAAACGCTGATGTCCGCTGACTACGGTCAATCCAGTACGCTTGTTCACGACAATTCCACCGACCAACCCGAATTTCTTGATACCACGTTTTAATGTCTTTCGTGATTCATCGGAAAGTTTTCGAGGATTATAATTTGCAAAGTGAATGGCAGAACGATTTAGTTCTACCGATTCGCTCTTTATGTACTTACTTAGTTCCATGTTATCCGTTACTTAAACCTAATCCACCACTGCGTCCTTGACGAGCAGACCTTGAATATTGTTGGTACACGCTTCCGTTTCTTGCATAATTTAAACGGCTAAGGTTACGATACATGGCACCGCCAATACTGTTAATTCTTGCCTGCCTTCCTGGATTACCAGCTGCAGCATTACTCAAACGATTGGTTTGTACGCCTATATCGGCAGCACTTTTCATTCTTCCTCTTCTTCTATTTCTGACTCGGCTATTTGTTTTTTATTATTATACTCAAATAAAATTCTTTCACTCATAGGAAATACCCGATAGATTCGTTGTAAATCCTGCGGATAGTTCTCTTTTAACCAAAGCATACAATCAAGATTAAACCCCACTCCTGAACTGGCTTTTAAAGAATATCTAACTGGTTCTGGCAATCCATGTTGTCTCATGTATGCAAGAATATCCATCTGCGTCCAGTCAGCTAAAGGATAACATAAGCCGTTATTCTCATATCCGTTAGCTTCATACCCCTTCAGCATCAAACGTCTATTCATGCCATCGGCTTTCTTCATCCCCAAGAACGTGTAATAAACTCCATGAGCAAGTTGCATAGCTTTTACCACATCAGCAAGTTTCAGCAGCTTCACCTTTGGATTAGGGACACAATACAACCCGCCACGAAGAATGTAAGTAAGATTCCAGTGAGGCGCTTGCACAAACTCAATATTTGGATATTTGGCTTTAGTCCAGCCAATCCATCGGTTTATGTGCTCCAAGTCTTTGACGAAGTACATAAACACACAAACGATCCGATCAAACTTTGGATAGATTAAATCAAGTAGGACAAGCGAATCTTTACCCAAGGATAAAAACAGTAAAGCCTCATTCGATTTTACCCGAATGAGGTCTATATACCGGTTCGCTTGCTCTATTTTGTTCATAGTTATCCTCCGGACATACCTAATGACACACGTAAATCAGCATAACGCTGCCTACGCGATCCTAACTGTGTGGCACTAGCCGTACCTCTACGATTGGCTACCAATCTACCGCCTGCTCCTGCGCCATTCATGTTTCTGCGCGGTCCGGCTACTCTGTTAATTCTTCTTGCGACTCAGCAAATCAAATTTTAAGTTTAAACAATTCAATCTATATGTTTCTCTAATATTTTGCCTAAAGTATAATCCATTTGGGCGGCAAGATATTCTTCACCTTTATAAGTATAAACAATATCCTTGCCTTCATCATCTGTGAGAATTGATGCTCCTGCATCTTTCACCTCAACTATAATATACGGACGTTTACCCCTATATTCACCAGTTAACAGCTTTATAGCATCATACTTGATAGGCTTTAATTCTATCTCACCCTCTTCAGGTAATTCGTCATCAGCCTTGTATTCTTTACCATCACAAAGGTAGGTGATATACTTCTTTGCATTGGTAGGTCTAATTTCACGGTATTCGTGCGTTTTTTTGCCTACCAAGATTTCATCGAAATACTTCTGTTTGATGCTCAATGTAAGAATGTTCATAATCGTGTCAAATTTAAATCAATACTCAATAGTTGCGGGGGGCTGAATCGAACAACCGACCTTCACCAAGTCAAAGTGAAAAGCTACCACTGCTACACCCCGCGATAGTACCCCAAAGGTACTACCACAACCAAAGATAATGAAATATCTTCAATCGTTATACACGACAATCGGTTTATTGTCGTGAACTAAGCCAAATATCACGTTCTTCTCTGCAAGCTTTTAGCGTTGGGGCTACTGTAGCAAACAGATCGCCGCTTTCAGTACGGTAGTCATACTGGTACATTCGCCTTACTTTACCTTTTAGTTTTATTGAGAAAGTGCAGTAGTTCTCTTTACCTGGTTGGCATACGCTACAACCGTTTTTGTTTATTGAGTTCATAACTAAT